TAGTGGATCCCGGCGTTCGCAGCTGTAGCGTCGAGCCGATAGAGAAAGATCGCGGCGCCAGGCGTAAGCGACTGTGAAACCGCGGAAAGTGACATGACCACCTATTAATGAAGTGGCATATTATAAGTCAACACTGACTTACAATAAAGGTCCAAAGTATTGCTCGAACGTGGCCGAGAAGGAGTGCTTGTCACTGCGGCCGCGTTCCCAGACCTTACAGGTCCAACGCACAAATTCACCCTCATCCACATCGTAATAGAACGGGATTGTGCCGAGCTGCGCTTTCATGAAGACTTGCATCTCCTTTGCCTGTTCTGGCAGCAGCGCGTCCCAGGTCAGATCGACCACGTCACGAATATGGTTGAGGCCGTCAGGCATCTCCTGCGAATAACCATCGCCGAATTCAGCCTTCTTGATCTTCACGGTCGGTTTGATCTTGGTCCCCGGCGACTGGCGCACCGGGGGAACGAAGTAATTCAAGGCCATCGTTTATCCTTTCAGTAATCCGCCGGGCTTCATCTGCTTGCGGATCTGCGCCGTGACCATTTCCTGTGCGGAGTCCTTGAATGCCTGAGTCATCTTTGCGACCAGGTCGTCGTTCTGCGCCGGCGTGCCGGATCCGCCATTGACGTTGATATCGCCCATGGTGAGCGTGACGCCGCCGCCTGCCCCGCCATACTGCTTGGCGAGGTTTTCCGGCCAGTCGACCTGCTCGCCGCGCTTGGCGATGATCGGGATCTCGTCACCACCCAGCGTCATGCCGCCGGTGCCAGTGTGCCAGCGCGGCGCATTCGCGAACATCGCCGGGTCGACCATGCGGGAGGCACCAACGGAGCCCGCGGTGCCGCCGGAGTGGTGCTGCGCAACCATCTTGCTCGCACCGCCGCCGCCACCCGCAGCCTTGCCCGCGCCGCCGCCGAGAAAGCTGTAGAAGTTGCCGGCGACACCCCTGATGGCCATCTTCGCCATGTCTTTCAGGATCGCGTTGGACAAGTCTGCCCAGGCGGCCTTACCGGTGACGACGAAATCAGCCATCTTGTCGGTCGTGCTGTCGAGCCAGCTTGCGGCCGACTTCTGCAGATTGTTGCTGACGTCCGCCCATTCCTTCATCGACTTGGCGATCGGGCTCGCGGCCGCGGTCGCACGAGCATATGCAGCCTGCGAACGCGCGATGGTGCCCTCGATGATGCCGCGCAGCTTGGTGTCGCTATCGCCCATCAGCTTCAGGTATTCGTTCAGGCGGGCCATATCGCGCTGGTGCGAGCTCTCACGCGCCTGATCAGCCGTCATCAAGCTCTGTTCGACGGCGATCGTCTTTTGTTGCTCGATCACGACCTGGTTGGCGATCTCGGCGTCCCGGCGCTGCGCGAGCTGGGTATTCAGCTGGTCGATGAGCCCGGTATTGCGCTCCGTGTTCGCCGGGGTGCGGGTCATGTCGTCCTGGAGGATCTTGATTTCCTTCAGGTTCTTCTTCAGCTCGGCGTAATAGCTGTCCGAGAACTTGAACTTCTGCTCGTCCTGGAGACGACGCATGTTGTCCTCATCCCGCTGATCCAGGGCCTCCTGGTCACGCGGGGCGCGCTCAACGATGGCATCGATCTGCCGGCGGGCCTTCAGGTTCTTTGCAGCCTGTGCGTCGGCGGCATCCCAATCACCGGCCAGCTTGATCAGGTTCTTGTAGCGCTGCGAATCCGGATCGCGATCGGTGCCGAACTCGCCATCGGCGATCAGCTTGCGCATGGTCGCCAGGCGCTTGTTGAGGCCATCCTGATTGTCGCCGGCGGCGGCGATCGCGAGCGCAGCCTCCCTCATCTTGTCCGCCAGCTTGTTATCGCCGGTCAGCCGCTTTGTTTCTTCCTCCAGCTGCTGCGTGCGCAGGGCAGTCTGAACCTGCCCCGCATTCGTGGAGCCCTGTAGCACCGTGTTCAGCGAATCCGTGTTCGCGCCCGAGCGCGACGCGGTCGACAGCGGCCCCATGAAGCTCTGCGCCCACTTCTGCAGATCGCCGACATTCATGCCGCGCAGGGTCGGGTTCGATTTCAGCGCGGGCTCAAGGGTCTTGATCGTGGACAGCATCGTGTCCGAGCTCTTGGTCAGCGCCGAGATCGCGCCATCGGCGCCGAGCATGTGCGCCAGATAGACGTTGGCGTCCGACGTCGGAACGCCCGCCTTGTCGAGCTGGGACATGTTCTTCGACGCAAGCCAGTTGATGGCCTCGGTCGACAGCGCGGCATCCTTGCGCGAGTCCAGCGCCGCTTGCCGGCCGGCAGCGAGCATGTCCGGGTGCATCTCTTTGAGGAACTTGAGCCAGGTGTCCTCGATGAACTGGCCCAGCCCGACCGCGCTGGAGGTGCTGGACGCAGCATCGGCGCGACCACCACTCTCCTGCCGGATTACGTTCTGGGTGTAGGTCGAGCCCGGCTTGTAGGTCGAATTCTCCAGCGACATCGACTTGTAGTCGTCGGGATTGATGCCGGTTGCCTTGTTGCGCAGATTACCCCACGCCGCGCCGAGCTTCTCGACGATGCCGAGCAGGCCAATGCCCTTGTTCTGGATCTGATCGCCGAACGCGCCATCCATTGCGGTGCCGGCCTGCTTTGCGACATCGACCAGACCCGCGACGCCGCCGTTCATGCGAGCGATAGAGGTCTGACCGCTGTAGAGGCCGGCCTGCATCTTGGCGGCGATCGCATCGAGACCAGTTTTACCGTTGGCGACGGCGGCGTTGTAATCCTGACGCGCCTTTGCTTCGGCCGCCTGCAGATCGGCGTCGAACTGCTTCTGACCGGTGATCTTCTCGGTCAGCTCGTCGGACTGTTTCTGCGCCTCCTTCAGCGATTTGACGACCGCCATGACCTTGTCGTTGTTCAAGGTCCACATGCCGTTCGACTTCGCGACGGCGTCCTCGATCAGATAGGCCATCTTGGCGTATTCGCCGGACACACCTTCGAGCTCCGCACGCTGGGACGCCAGCGTCGAATTCAGATTGTCCAGTTTTGCGCGCGCCTGTTCGAGCACCTTCTCGACGTTGGCACCCTTGTCGATCGACACCGGCTTCAGCGACATGACCGTGAGGGTTTCGATCTTCGCCTGACTGTCGGCGATCTTCGCCTGCAGCTCTGCCGCGTAGCGCTCCTGTGCGGCCAAAGCGGTTTCGTTGCCACCATTCGCCATCATCTGCAGCTGGATAAGCTGCTCCGCATACGCGTTCTTCTCGGCCTGGTAGACCTCAAGATCCTTGCGACGCTTCTCCTTGGCGTAATCCTCCTGGAGCCGCGTGGTGTCCTTGTTGGCGTCATTGAGCGCCTTCAGGTCATCGGTGTATTTCTGGCTCGCGAGCGTGCGCTCAGCATCCACTTCCTTGCGCAGGGCGCGCATCCGGACATCGAGCGCATCGTTCTGATCCGCAATGAAACGATCGGCGTCACGCGCGGTGCCGACCTTCTGACCCTTACCGACAACCTCCTGCGCCTTCGCATACTGATCTTCGAGCTTCCTGATGTCGTCGTCAGAGATCCAGACGCCGCCCAGCGAATTCGCCGGGTCATTTGTCTGCGCCTCCTTCAGCGCCTTCAGTGTCTCGATTTCCTTGGCGAGCCGCGGCAGATACTTGCTGGCCTCATCAGCTTGCTTGCGGGACTCCGCGCCGTATTTGGCAAGGTTCTCGTAGGCATCCTTGGACGCATCCGAGGTCTTGCCAAAGGCCAGCGCGAGCATCGACACGGCGCCGACGATCAGCGGCACCCAGCCGCCCAGGAACACCAGACCGGTGCCGATCAGCGGCAGCACGCGTGACAGGGCGCCGCCGGTGAGGCTCACGGCCGTCATGGCGTCCGACATCGAGCGGACGCCCATGATGACGCCGCCGAGCCCGGAAAACCCGTTGCGCAGCATGGTCATCTGGACCATCGTCAGGGACATTTCCGCACGCATGCTCTGGAACAGGCCGACCATGCCCATTGAGATTTGCGCCAGGATCTTGGCACCAAAGACAGTCGCCAGCACCTCGCCAGCCGTGGCGAGTTCATTCCGGAATTCGATCACCCACTTCACGGCGCTACCGAGTGAATTGACGACGGTCGTCAGCGCACCCCCGACCGCCTGCGCCATCGAGCGAAAGGTGTCGCCCGTGAGCGCATGATTGAGATCCTTGACCTGATTTTTGACGGCCTCAAAGAAGCCGGCTTCACCGACATCGAGCGCCAGGTTTTGCATCAGCGTCTTGGTGCGCGAGATCAAACCATTGAAGGTCGCCATCTGCGCGGAGGCGGCGCCGCCGAAGGACCGATCAAGCTCCATATTGAAAGCAGCAAGCGACGTCTTGGCGTCCAGCGTGCCCTTGCTGATCTCCTGGATCAGCTGACCCATCGACACGCCCATCGAGCGAGCCATGATTTCCACGGCGCGCGGCATCGCTTCGCCGAGCTGCTGCCGCAGTTCTTCCATCTGGATGACGCCCTTACCCGACATCTGGGTAATTGCGATCGTGGCGCGCTTCAGCGCCTCATCGTTGCCGCCGAATGCCGCGACACCGTCGACCAGCCCCTTGAGCGCACCGCTCATGGGGTCGATGCCGGTCGATTTCATCTTGACGAAGGTGTCGGTAAGAGCGCTCAGGGCAAACGGCGCATCCTTTGCGAAGTCGCGCAGATACTTGACCTGCATCGCGGCATCCTTCACCGGATCCGCAGCACGCGACATGCCGGCCAGGAGCGTCTTCAGGCGCTCCATTTCCGCATTGACCTTGACGATATCGCCGGCCCAGCCGGTCATCACACCTTTGACGTTGTTGAAGGCGATCGATGCGAGACCGAGCACAATCGTAACGTCGCGCATGGTGCCCATGAACGTCGTGTTGGCGTCGTTGAGCCGGCCGATCGACTGAACCGTGCCGTTGACGTTGCCCTGGAATTGACGAACGGTTTCACCCGCATGGATCATGCGGGTGGTAAACGAGCCATCGTCCAGCTCTAGTTCAACGCGGATAGACATTGTTCCGTAGATCTCCGATGCGCGCGATGCGGCGCAGTTCTTCCCGACTGGTCCGAACCGTGTTTGCTGCCTCTGCGCGCTCGTCGATCTCGTAGATCGTGCCCATCTGCTTCCGCAGATCGGTCATCATCTCGGTAACGCCCTCCGAAGACTGGCTTCGGATCCCGACCATCGCGGTGCGGATATCCCGCTCCGCGGAGATGCGGTCGATGTTCTTGTTCAGGCCCCAGAAGGCTTTCAGCGGAAGCTGGCGAACCTTCCAGTAGTCCATTCCGTAGAAGGCGGTGACGCGGGAGAATAAGAAGCCGAAATCAATCGACTTGATTATTCTCCCGTCTGAGGGTCCTTGGTGGTCACCGTTGCTGCGGCCTCCACCTTCTTCTCGCCCGAGTGTTCGCGGGTAAAATCGATCAGCTTGTTGAGCTGGAGCATTGAAAGCTTGTTCAGACGCTCGACGCCGATCGACGGCAGAACCTGAACAAGCATATCGACGATGAGGCCCTTCTCCGTCGCCGCATCGAGCGCGCCGGTGCCAAGCTTTTCCAGCGTCTGGATATTCTTGACGAAGTCCTCGACCGACACCGGCACAAGCGGGTGCTCCTTCTTGTCGAGCTTGACGACGATTTCCAGTTCCGGAACGACTTCGTCGAGATTGAGATAAACGGTGTTGGTTTTTGCCATGTGAGCCTGCGTTGGGACAAAGAAAAACTGACAGGCCGTTCAGCCTGTCAGTCAGTATTGACTTAGAAAACGAGCGAAGACAAGGCCAAATTAGACCGCCGTTTCGTCGCCCACGATGAACAGGGTCTTGGTGATCGAGTCCGGATAGGCCTTGAAGTCGACCGGGAACAGACGCTCCTGATCGAGCTTGAACGCGAACTGCAGCGCACCGGCGGTGTTCGCCAGCGGGATGATAAAGTCCTCGCTCGTGTCTTCAGGCGGCAACGCCTGCGGGTGCAGAACGAGCTTCTTCGCGGTCTTCAGCAGCGAGGTGCCGATAGCGTTCGTAACCGTCACGCCAACCTTGGTCGGAGCCACGCCGCCGGTCAGGGTCGCACCCGAGACCGAGACGTTGCCGGCGGTAACCGCGGTCTTGGCCAGGGTCACGGAGTTGCCGGCCTCGCCGAAGCTGTCGGCGGTGAAGGTGACAACCGGACCAACGGCTGCGGCCGTAACGGTGACCGCGGGATTGGTCGACGCATTCACCTTGGCGGCAAGTGCGGTCGCCGCAGCAGCGATCGTGCCAGGAATGGCAATATCGTTGGTGCCGGCCGGGGTCGTCTTGAACGTGAAATCCACGCCATTCAGGGTCACCTTGTCACCAT